GACGGAGTTGTAGATCATCTGATTGGCCACATCGACCTTTTCTACCAACATACCGATAGAGCGGACCTTACTTCCTACAGTCAAGATCTGATCGGGCAAATTGCCTTGTACTTGGTTGGTAGTTGGCTTAGATCCGGCCATCATGGCTTTGACGTCTTTAACGATTTGCGGCATACGGGCATGGATCCATGGACCAGGGCATGAAGTAGCAGCAAACATACGATGCTCTGTGAAGCTTGCGTTAGGCGTACCGTCATAGCTTGGTGTGATACCGTAGCGTCGACAGATATCGGCACATAGCTCGATAAGCTTAGTATATGCTGCGTTTGAAATTGACCATGTGGATAGATTGTTATCGGCTACTTCGATAGTGATTGCGCGTTGGTCGTTCCAGTTGCTCGAGCTTGTCCATGCTCGACAGTTTTCATCTACGTAGCATCCGACACGGCCGTCTGAGCCAATGCCATAGTTGCTTGATGCTTGACGTGCAGTATTCTGGAAAACCGCACCACACTGTTCGATAGATAAGTTGCCAGCCATGTGGTGGATGGTGACCTTGGATACCTTGCAGACACGTTGACCGCTGTGATTTGGGGATAGGATGATCTTGTTAGTTAGACTGCTATGCATACTACTTTCCTTCTTTCTTTTCTTCTTTTTCTTTTCCGTTCGATAATTCTTCTTTTGCTTCTTTGCTTAGAGTTTCAAATGTATCTTTTTCTGCCATGTTATTATCCTTCTTTCTCTTCCAGTTTCGTGATTCGACCGCATGCGCTGTCTAGATCTTCCTCGATCTTTTCCAAACGGAAGTCATGCTCGATTTGCTTTTTGGTCATCTTCTCGATATCTGATTTCATACTTTTGAGATCCAGTCTTGTCTCGCTCGAGTCACGGCATAGTGCATCAAGCTTCAGATTCGCCTTGACCACACCTTCGGCATCTGTCTTACTGTTGTTCTTGATCATGACCACCACATTGACGATCAGGACCGCAAAGGCGGCCAAAGAAAACAGAAATTCGAAGGTCATGCCGTCCTTAGGCGTTACCATCAGACACCTCAGGCAAGCCGCCTAAACTTGTAAGCAGTGATACCAGTCCGGCCAAAAGGCTTGCGGATAGCACCACTTTCCAGTCCACGGCCTCGATCATCGTACTGGCTCCAATCGTACCAACTGCCGTTTGGCATACCGTCTTGACCGCACGGATAAGTGCCGCGTCCCACCATTTTTTTGATTGTAATTGATTCATAGATTAGCCCTCCTTTGCGCCGCTTACGATTTCGTCAACTTCGGCTTGTGTGAGCCGTCCGGCCTTGACGAGCTTATTAAGCATACGCAGCGTCCAGTATCTTGGATAGTATAGTTTAGCCATTTGGTACACGGTCATACTAAGCACCTTCTTCCGCGGTCGAGTCCACACCGGACATGGCTTTTAAGAAGTCGATATCCGCTTTCATCTGTCCGATATCGATACCCATCGCGATGATCTGATTCAAGATTTCATCCTGTTTGTCCTGCTTTTTCTCTTCTTCTTTTGCTTTCGCTTCGGCCTCGGCTTGCGCCTTGGTATAAGCGTCGTATTGAGTCTGGTCAAAGGCTACATGCAACTTTCCTTCGGTGTCGTAGGTGGCCTTATATCCCTCGATCTTGTCAAAATAAAAAGCATCATCGTCAAGTGATGCCTCGTTGCTTGTAGAACTTGTGTATGTGTTTGAGATGGCCTGTAAACGACCATCTGAATCTATATTGATATAAACCATATATACACCTCTTTCCTATTTCGTGTATTCCACGATGATGATCACCCATCGAGTGGACTGCGCGGACCATGTATCAGATCCGATAAATATAAAGCCATTATTACTCGACGAGTACTCGATCCCGGAGCCTTTTCCCGAGCTTCCAACACGTGTAAAAGGTATGTGTCCGCCATCCGAGCCCTGCAAAAAAGCATAGATACTAACTATCGCATCAAAGTTCGATTTGGCGAATCCTTGTACTAGCGTTCCGTTAGATAGAGATTTATTTGTCACTTTAAAAACTCGTCTATAAATTGGTTTTCCATCTATCCAGGTTGCGCCAGTCTTTACCTCATCTGTCGAGTATCGCATATCCTTATCTGTAACCAATTTAACTGTGGTGCTCATTGCTTTAGCTGTTAGCATGCTAGCACCACCTTTCTGCGAGGTGCCAGCCAGTTAAGAATCTTAGCCAGTGACCCCCCCGATTTACTCCAACGATTCTTGTAATTTTTCCGCCGGCATTTGATTTTGAATCTACCCAGTCACATACATTTGCGGTCAAGGTCTTCCCACTAGAGCTTAATTTGACCGCGATGTATCTATAGTCCGCCACGGCGCCGGTCGTATACCAAGCGCCGTTATAGTACTTGGCAATCACAACATTGTTAACTTTTGATCCGCTACCATACAAATATAAAATCAAGTAGTCAAAAGTAGTTGGATCAACTGTACAAGTGATTGTGTGGTTGTACCCTTCCGATGTACTGGCGCCTATCACTGTCTCTTTGATGTCTTTCTGCTCCACAAGATTATGCACATTGTTTAAAAATTTAACTACTATCATATCATTCCTCGCTTTCAAAGATGATGACCGCCGTTTCACCAGCTAGAACTTTCTGTTTCCACTGCATAAGCTCCTCGGCCTGTGCTATGGCGGTATTTACGGATTTACCGTTGACCTTTACCTGACTCTTTCCAATCCATACCACCGGGGTAGTCGAAGGAAGCGTAATCTGTCTTGTTTCAGACTGCCCGAAAGCGTCTTTGATCGTTACCGTGAAGTGGAAACTTGACTGATATGGAACATTAGACACGGCCTCGCTAATTGACCATGATCTATTGGATATAGTTGGTATCTTATCGGATACTGATGCGTCATCTGTGATCGTATATGTGATCGTATTGGCCTTGGTGCCTATCGTCCCGTTCCAGTATGTACCAGTCCCTGAAATAGTTGCCGTGCTTGCCGTATCTGTCGGCCTTGCTACGGAAAGTGACTGAATTGTCGGCTTGAAGTAGTCATAGTATGTACCGGTCACTGTTTTTGAAACCGTAAAGCCTCGACTGTCTGTGACCGTAACCACAAAGGTTGCGGAGCTCAGATTGTCAAAACCAATCGTCGCCGTTGAAGAATCAGATACCGATTTAGTAACATTGCCATTCTGTATCTGTATCAGCTTGATTGATGCATGATGCTGTGCGGTTGCCGTTACCTTGATAGACTTCTTGCCGATGAGTGCTACACAGTCCGTGTTGCTGATTCCAGCGTCAGTCAGTCCAGTCTCAGTCAGTGCCACATTATTTATGGCCGGTGGGCAGTTGATAGACACATCTATCTTGTATTCAGACGATTCACCAATCTTTGTCGTACCGTTATATGTCTCCATTACGGCGCCAAGCTGTACTGTCTGCGTGGTCGTGTAGTTGGAGTATATATATTCAAGGCTTGCCGAATCGAGCGTGAAGCTCGTTCCGGACGTGTTGTAATCGATGGTCATAAGTGCCTTGACGTTCGGTATCGATATGCGAAGCTTGTCCGTGTATGTGGATACGCTCTTGGTATAGGTTACCGAGAAGTTGCCGTCTACCGTGGTGCCGGTAAAGGTGCTGATCTTGGATGCTCTTGGTATCTTGGTAAGCGCCAAACTTCCTGATGTACTGCCTGAAGATGGCAGATAGTAGGCGCTTGCTGCACTTGAGTACGATGCAGATACGGATACGGTCTTGCTTCCATCATTGTTATGACCAACTGTTGTTGATCCGGATGCAAGTGTAACTGAGCCATAAGTGCCCACATTAAGATTGACCGTTCCCGATCTTACTCTTGATCCGTTGATATTGATTGCGTAAGATCCCGCGCCGTTATACTGCGCCGATCCGCCTGTAGATGTAAGTACAAGTGAGTACGACAATGTAGATGTATTGCTGGCCGTGCTTGTACTGGATTCAGACACATTCAGCGTCATCTTCCAGTAACTTCCAAGTTGCACCGTTTTGCTTATGCTTGGCATTATTTAACATCTCCAATCCATAATAAGGCTGTTCCTACTACAGTCGAGCCATCTGCTTCTTCACCGTCATAGGCCTGTATCTGATGGGCACCGAACTGCACTTTTTCTGTCACTTTCAGGCTCTGTATCATCGATTGTGTGGTCGTTACATTCATCAGTGTATTGCCATCGGTATCGGATACCGTCAATCCAGAGCCATCAATCTTTGATTCTGTCTGCGTATTGGATGTGCCGACATGCAACCCCGACTCATCCAGTTTGACATTTGAAACAGTCTGATATGTGCTATCACTGATGGCCTTTTTGATGCTTGCCTGGATGGACTGTGAGGTCTGCGCTATCTCTGACTTGGTGGCATATGTACCGCTCACATTGGCCTTGAAAGCATCCAGTGCATCGGTGTTTGATTTGATTGCATCCGATAGTTCGGAGTGGTATGTATTGACCTGTTCAACGGTCGATTTGATGGAATCGTTGGTATTGATGATCTCGGCACTGTTGGATGTTTCCAGCTCGTACAGCTCATTTAGATTCGACCACAGTTTTCCATCTGAGTATTTTTTCGTTCCATCTGAAAGCGTTGTTTCCTGTCGGATCCATACCCACTTGTTGGGCTCCCATTTCGGATAGTCCGCCGACCACGATCCACCGGTCATGGATGTACTGGAAGTGGACAGATAGTATTGTATGACTACTGATGCAACGCTGATTCCATCCGTGCCTTTAGGGCCCTGATCTCCATCGTTTACCCGAATTAGTGTGACTGTATCACTTCTTGCTTTTACAGTCATACGATCACTCCTTTGCTATCCTTCTAACTGGGCAACATAAGATGCTTTGTTATCTACACTTCCAGCACTAATTGTTAAGGTTTGTCCAGCTGCTACCGCTGTGTTGGACCCATCTTTGTACCATTTGATCGTTCCTAAATTGGTTAAAGCTGTTCCAGTAACTTCGACTCCGGCTCTATATACGTGTGCGGTCAATGTCGTAGAGATTCTTGCATTCTTGAAAATAGTGCCTGCGGAAGAAGTTACGACCAATGTAATTGCATCTGCTCCATTTGCTCCGGTAGCACCTTTTGGCCCTTGTGGCCCTTGTGGTCCTGTGGCCCCGGTTTCTCCTTTTGCACCGGTTTCCCCTTTTGGCCCTTGCGCACCTGTTGTTCCTTTAAAAGCAATTGCATAACTAAACTGTTTTGTAATTTGAATATCACCATTAACTGTTAATGGAATATCCAAAACTCCTCCAGTTGTAAGTGCAGATGTTGCAGTAACTGTTACCGTTGGTGCTGGTGATTTTTCGTCAGACACAGCAGAAATCCCTGTTTTGCCAGTAATTGTTCCAACTTGTACTGTTACTTGATCATCACCCAGATACGCAAATATCTGCGTCGTAGTTGTTTGTGTACCGTTGACAGAACTTGTATTGCCTATGAAAGTATGCGCTTCTGAAGTCAAAACAATCGTATATGCATCAGTTAAGTCAACAAGTGTAACTTGATTAGAAGCTTTAATTGCCATTTTGATTTCCTTTCCTAATAATTCAATTCACAAGAAAAAACGATTCTATTGTTTACATCATCTGTATTGACTGTAAACATAAAACCGTTATCACTTAATCTGCTATCTGAAGAAGAAATATCAGTCCATTCTTTTGCTCCTTCCTCTTTCTGTTTCCATTGGAGATATGCATAATCTCCAAATTTATTTTTCATTGCTGTGCTATCTGTAATTAATTGTCCCGAAATGTAAATATCTACGGTAAGAATTGTAGCTATGTTCGCATTCTTAAAAACGTTACCATTTGATGATTCGATATATAGCGATACCGCGTCATCGCCCTTATCGCCTTTAGCACCATTCTCTCCTTTTGGTCCCTGTGGGCCTTGAATGCCTTGCTCTCCTTTGATACGTGTCCACTTGTAATCGGTATATGTTTCGGATGCCGTTTCCTTATCATCGGTATAGACACCGAAGTACATGGCACCATCGAACCATGCCGTACTGAAGTCTTTTGAGCCTTCCGCGGAATTTGCGTATGCAATATGGATATGGCTTGAGTTTCCATCAGTCACATTGGCACAAGTGACTTCTGTGGCCCCTCTTACTGTGCCGTTGGCATCGATAGCTTCTACACGGTACGCAACGGTATTGGTGATATCTTTCGCGAATACGGACAATGTCTGACCGGTCGAACATGCCGTACCATCCTTGTACCATTGATAGGTCATCTCTCCGGATGCATCCTGATTGTTGGCCAGTACCTTGGCTGTCAATGTAGTCGAGCCAGTATTGTTTTTAAACACTGTCCCATTGGACGATATGATATTGACCTCAAATGTGCGTTTGGCATCGATCATGCTTTGCATGGCATTGATCAGTGACTGGTCAATCTGTGATGTGATCTCTTCGAAGTTGTCGAAAGTTGTTTTAGAATTCGAAGAATCCGTGAAGCGTATCTCTTGCTCTGTGACTCGAGCTGTAAGATACAGTGTCGGAGTGTAGCTCGTATCCTCAATCGTGAACGTATCACCGATATTGGCGTCAACATAACTATCGACTTCATATGATACTTTCGGCACCATGATCTTCATGAGCTCTGCCTTGGCTTGCCCATACAGGACATTGACATCCGATGTATCATAGCTCCATATCTTGACGATATAGCGGTCATTTTTTGACGATTTCAACAACGATGGGAATCGGTCCCTTGCCTGCGGTGCAAGTAGATTGTTTCCGGATACCTGGAATTCGATATTCCCATCACTATCATATTCTTTCTTTCCGCTCAGCTTGTTGAGCTGAAGCCCATCCTTGCCTGTCGGACGAATGGCCGTACACAGCTCGGTTATGTCCGATTTCTTTGTGATTCCAGTGACTTCTTTATCATAGTGAAGAACCTCACCAGTTCGATTTTGCCCCATGCCCTGATGATCATCATCATGTTCACGATAGACATTCAAGACGATGCGATTCAAGGAATAATCGTCATTGAGCTCCGTTACAAACTCAAGCTCTGCGCCGAATACCGTGGCCAGTGAATACAGTCTTTTCAGTACCGTATCCGTTCCTTCCCACTTATTGGATATCCTTTTGTCCGAAATTTCATTGATGCCGATATCGAAGCTCTTTTCATAGTTGAAGGCCTTGACATAAGACTCAAAGCTCATGGATTTGCCTTCATACGTATCTACTTCTTCGTTGAGAAGTTCGAATACAAGGCCATAAGCTGTGACCTTGATTTCCAGTTCGTCCTTTTCAACCTCTACGATATTCAGATAGTAGCCCTTATCCTTGTATTTGAAGGATAAGTGATTGCCATCCACTAGGTATGCAGCATCTTCCATCCATGATTCCGTCGTAAACTCGAAAGTATAAGCCGAGCCTTGCAGATAGGTATGCAAGGTATCATCCCAGTAATGCAAAGTCCCGTCCAGTGAATTATCTAAAAAAGCGCATACCTCATCGTATGCGCTCAATATCGCAATCCTTGGCATATCCATCATAACCATGCCTCCCGAATGTATACCTTGATCGTAGGGTCTGTCTTGGTCCATTCCGATACTCGGAACTTGATTTCTGACGTGCCTGGATCCACTTTAAAGTATTGTGTACCTAATATTTCATCCTGTTGCCGATTCATACCATTGACATAGAACTTCCCCTTATCGCCATCGATCGTGATCACATCGCCACTGCGGAAGCGATTCGGGATATCCTTCCATTTATCGACATGCATCTTTTGATATGTGAACCGGTTCAATCCCAAATAATACAGGAACTTGTTTCCTGTACGGTTCTTCCATGCTTTGATGCTCACCTGTACTTTTGCACACTTCATATTCTCAATTTCCGGGATATGGTACTTATAGTACTTGCCCCAGTAATAGAAAGTCACATCAGCGCCTTCTTTGCGGATATCACAGTGTCCCCAGTCCCAATACCATGGATTCTGTGAGTGCAGGTGATTTGTTTGAAATGACCATGTGCGAAGCACTTTGCCGCCAAGCTTAGGATTGGGTGATGTCCCATTTACGATCAGCTCATAATAGCCTGTATTTCCGGACGTATCTGTCTTGTACCAGTTGACGCCACAAATAAGCTTGTTATCGGCCGTCAAAAAGCCAAGATCCATCTCTCCTGTCTGTCCCATCCTGGACGCCCACATCAATATGTGGAAGTAGGAGTAGAAATTGACAGCGCCATCCGAATCGCCGTTGGAATCGGCCGGAAACGTGAAAGTCCTTAATCCTCCGTTGGCATCACCAACGATGGCTCCTTCTGACCCGAATCCCAGGAATGAATTATTGAACCACGTCTTTTTGGCCAGTGTGCCTTTTGCACCGTACTTTGGATGGATAGCGATAGTTCCCGTGGTATCATCTGCACAATTCAGTAGATCATTGATCGTTCCTAATGTCTCATTCTGCTGGACTGTTTCGCCATCGGCCTCATCGATCTTACCAAACTGCATGGTTCCATTATTCGACACGATACCGATATACCCGGTATCTGAATTGGCCGTGATCTCATAATCAACTGTGGCCGGCATGCTTCCGTTGTTCTCAACTGATGCTACAAGCTCGCCGTCACTGTTCTTGCTTGCTGTCACTTCCTTGAGGGTCGTTGAATACTTGAGCGGGTCGGTACAGTATATCTCGATTTCACCGATAACAAAGTTGGTTCCTTTTTCGTTTTCCGTGATTCCCTTTTTTGTGCCGATGAAATACTTATCAGTTTCGTCATTGAAAATGATCTTGACCTGTTCGCCATTAAGCAATCGGTTCATCTTGTTGTAGGCATCACGAAAAGCCTGGTCACTGGATGCGAGAAGCTGATAAGTGACCGTGATGGTCCTTGGCGGGTATCTTCGTGCTATGTAATTGGACCCATCAATCGTATCGATGGATTGTTCCTTGATTTCCGCGCCATAGAGCTCTCTTCCAGTAACATGCAAAGTCCTGTATCCTTCGATTTCGTTCTCAAGATAGACGCCATCATAAGACATAGCCTCGGACGGCAGGATACTGCCATCCGGGATACGTATAGAAGTGTCGTGATATGAGTATAAGCTCATTATCTATCACCTCCCAATTTGCTCTTGAATTTCTTCGCTCGATTAAGCTCCGCCTCATTATATTTGGCAGTCGCACGTGCAAATCTCTTTCCATCCACATCGAATGGAATATTGATCGTGTACTCCGAGCTGTTGCGATAATCGTAACTGTCATTCAATTCCGCGTTAAAATCACCAAAATTGGTATCTGCCTGTGCGAAGGCAAGGCCAGGAAGATAGACAAGGTCTTCCGATGCATGCCGTACATCACTGATCATGCGATTGATACCATTGATGAACCCTTGGCCATACCAGATACCATATTGCCGTGTGATACGAGAAGGCGACCCCATCTTAGCTTTCGCCTCGATTGCCGCATTGGCAGCGCTCGCCAGTCTGGCAGCAGCCGCTTCTACGGCTCCGGCCGAAGCATTCAAGCCATTGGCCAACCCTTGACCAATCATCAATCCGGCACTGTATGCACGACCGGCCCCGGACGACATAGCGCTGTATATGCTCGACATCATGCTCGTTACGATGGATACTGCTCTGCTTCCGGCACTTGCCAATGCCGAGCAGAAACGGCTCATTGCATTAGATGCAATACTTGGAAGTCTTGATAGACCACTGCTTGCCGCACTGACGATTGAACTGCATGCAGACTGCATAGCCGACACGCCAGCACTTGCACCTGCTGCAATAGCCGATGCAAATCCGGACATAGCACCGATGGCAGCTGCGGAAAGCATCATCATGGATGCGACTGCTGCGGTTGCGCCTGTGCTTATCATCATAAGAGATGCCGATGCACTCATTGACGATGCGGCTATGCTTGTCATGCTTGCGGATGCTGTCATAGCAGATGTTCCAAGCATGGTCATGTAATTGGATGCGATCATAAGGTCCGTGCCGAATATCGACATGGTAGCACTTGCCATCATGATCATACCGTTGAGCATGGTCATGGATGCCGATGCCATAGCACTCATCGTGCCAAGCATGAGCATGGTCGTCGATGCCATCATGGCAGACGCCGTTAATGCCGTCATTCCGGTCGCGATCATGATAGATGTTGTGCCAACCATCATGGCCGATGCCGTGAACTGTACCAGAGCCGCATTAAGCATCTGGAACTGCCCTGGAATCGTTGATATCGATGCGCCCATCGTACTGATAGACGTTGCAATCGTGGACATGGATGTGGCTGCTGTGGTTCCGTTGGTGGAAAGCGTCTGTACGGCACTGCTTAGATTCCGCATGGAATCACCTACGGTATCGATCTCTGCGGATTTCTTCGTGATCTTACCAATTCCTAAAGCTACTGCCGCCAAAGAAGCCGTCATATCACCAAGGTTAAGGTTTGTGATGTTCTTCAACCCATTGGCTAAATGCTCCGCCCCTTTTCCGGCATTCAAAGCACTCTTTCCGAACGATTCGACAACTCCGGCCACACCGTCAAGGATGCTCTTTACACCTTCGCCGAACCCTTTGAATACGTCCGATACACCATCCAATACAGATTTGACGTTATCTCCAAAGGCCGTGATGATATCGGCAACCCCATCCAAAGCTGATTTTATAGCATCGCCAACTGACGAAATAACATCCGCGATGCCTTGGAATGCGTCCTTGATAACTGTTCCAATGGATTCAACGACGGATGCCACACCTTCCAGTGTTGACTGGATAGCATCTCCAATGGCCTGGATAATAGCCGGCAATGTCTGTGCTACGGCCACGATACCGGCAACTACCGTACTAACGATAGGTGCCAATGCGCCTAGTATCTGTGATAAGCCGTCTGCCTGTGTGCCGACAAGTGCAAATGCCGCACCAACCATCAGTGCAGCTGCACCAATGGCAAGCCATGTACTAGGCGGAACCATGGCCAACGCTTCGCCAAGTCCTCGGAATGCAGTAGCCAACCCAGTTCCAATACCTTGCGCCGCCGTACTGATTGCTTCGCCTAATGATTTGACGATATCAGAGACGGCTGTACCGATCGATTTAACAATGTCGGATATTGCCGTGCCTATGGACTTGATCACATCGCCAATGCCTTGGAATACGGCCTTGATGCGTTGCCCTGCCTGTTGGCATTGAGAACTTGCCGTATTAGCATTATCGCCAATCTTTTTGACATCTTCGGCAGTATCGGATGCACCTTTGCCTTTTGTAAAGATGCTCTTTATCTTTCCAGCCAGTGTTTTGACGTTTCCTACAGATGTTTTTGCCGCATTGCCAATTGCTTTTATCTTTCCGGCAATGGCACTGACGCCTTTGATTGTCAGAAAAGCCACGCCCAATGCTAATACTGCATCAGAAAAGGCTTGTATCTGTCCCGGTGACATATTTGCTACAAACTGGGCAATCTTATCAGCCAGTTCGGCCACCTTGTCTACCACGGTACCAATGACCGTGCCTAAGGTCGAGAAGATACCGCTCGCTCCGCTCAGAGAACTTGCCACATTGGAGATGGCCGGGCCAAGGTCGTCAAATAGATTTCTCAGTGAATCAACGGCACCCGAATTGATGAACGAGCTCCAGAAATCATCAAAGCTCTTTTTGGCACCGTCTATGAATCCGTCAATCTTGGCCGTAAGATTGCCAACATCGATACGGTCCATCGCATCAATGATGCCTTGGATAGCATTGATACCTACATCCTGGAGTTTGTCCCATACGGGCATGAACTTGGCTGTGATTCCTTCGTACAGTCCGTCCATAGCCTGTCCTACTGAATGGAAGTTCTGTGCCATATTGGTGAATGCTTCGGAATTTCCGACCTGTTCAACAGCATTGAAGAAGTCTTCTGTCTTGATCTTGCCGTCTTGAACTGCCTGGACCATATCCTGTGTGGACATTCCCATCTGTTTTGCAACTGCGGCAATACCGGATGGAGTCTGTTCAAGCATCAGTTTGAAGTCCTGCCATGCGACCGTTGGACGTCCGGCCATCTGTGTTGCCTGTTGGCTCAATGTTTTCATGGCCTGTTGCGGATTTTCCGCCGCAGCTGCAAGACCGCCAAAGCCTTCGACCAGTTTGGTCGTGTTTTTCGTGCCAACTGCGGCCAACTGTGCATAGGTGGATGCCATATCACTGGCATTATAAACAGTGGCTTGTGCATAATTTTCCAGGTCTTTCTGTACGGATTTTATCTGGTCACCGGATGCACCGAGTATCTGCATGTTTCCGTTAAAGGATTTCCATGCAAGACTTGATGTATTGAATGACTCGCCAAGTCCCTGTACACCATTGGATAAGGCATTGACCGCACGATTACCGATGGCCATCAGTGCGCCAAAACCGATACCGCTCTTGATTTTGGACGACAGTGTATCCATCTTGGTGATAGCTTCGTCTGCCGTTTTTCCAAGCGATTCATCACGACCTTTTAACACCATTTCCGGTATAGACTTGATGAACCCTTTTAATTTGGAGATAACGCTCTCTGTTTTGGTTGCCTTTGGCGAAATATTGTCTACTGCTTCAAATTGAGCTTTCAGTTCCGAACCGACTGCATCTTGTACCTTCAGTACTGCGGATACTGCATCCTCGGCCGGTCCGCTCATGTTGTCGGTTGCTTCCAGTTCTGCTTCGACGCCTTCCGATGCCTCGGACTTGGCTTTTTCGAGCGTACCGACGGCACCTTCGACCGTTGGTGTCATGTTATCGTTGGCATCAAGCTTTGCCTCTGCAATGTCGGATGCCGCTTGGTCTGCCTGTTGACAAGCCTTGATGGCATCATCAATCACTGGTGTGGCATTGTCCTGTGCTTTCAGAACGACCGTTGCAATCTGATTGACTGCTCTGTCCAGTGAACGAAGCACATCGAGCGCCGCCTCAAATGTGCTCGTGAAATTCGAATCTCTCGCTTCAAGGGAGGCTGCTACTGAATACGTTTCAGCCATTTTCTTTGCCCTCCTTTTTCTTTGCTTGCTGTGAAACGAAACGTCTGAGGTCTGCGAACCTGTCGTCTTCTGCGGTTCTGTTTCCGTTCATGACACGATCCACTTCTCGTTTATAGTTATAGAATTTGTCAAAGCTCCGATATACCGGTCGTCCGCTCTTCTTTCGGGCTCTTACCTGGAAGTTTTTGAAAGCTTGCATATGAAGCATATACATTTCATCAACAAATCGAAGGTTATGAGCTTTCATCAATAGCTGATATTCCTTGATGTTTAAGCGGTCTACTTCGTCAAATGACTTGAAATCGAGATAGCGGAAGCAGTTCAGAGCAACAGATTCATAAAAATCAGAAAATGTTATTTCGTTCCTTTCTGATTCTTCTTGATTGCATCCATCAGCTGTTTCATCTTGGCTTTTGAGACATTCGCTTTCGATAAAAAATCGGTCACCTCATCGAACAATCCGTCGATGTCCTCACAATCTTCAATATATGATTCCAGAGTTTCCTTTTTGATGCGTGGCGTGAAGTTGATATTCATGGCGTACAATACGTCAATCAGAGCCTCGATATCTCGGTCAATGACACCGGCCAATGAGTAGATCATACCTACATCTACATCACGATCGTTTGCTTTTTCTTTTACCTTTTTATTAAGGTCTCGCATAAATGCGATGGACGCCTTGAATGTGTACTCTTTGCCATTGATTTCAAGTTGCATAGTATTCATATGTATCTACCTCTTTCTTATTTCGTTTCTACAGTCAAAAAAAGGACGTGTTGATCACGTCCCAGTTGCTATAAGTTAGGCTGCTTCCTTGGAAGTGTCTTTGAAGACGTAGGAAGCAGCTTCTTTCTGTGCATCGGATACGGTTGCATATCCGTCTGCACCGTTGCCTTGGACACCGAAAGTGATTTCTACTTCACATGCATCTTCGGCATTGGATGTTTCTGTCAATTCAGTCACGTTGGCCTGGTAGTATGTAGCCTCATACTTGCCTGCATTCGTGTCTGTACCTTCTTCGGCCAAGTTGACACGCCATACTTCCACGATCTCTCCGGAAAGCAAGGCATTTTTCAACTTCTTGATCATGGTATCGCCTTTGGCAAGGATAGATTTTGCCGTGATTTCCAATTCCGGCGTACCTGGTGTACGGATAGGACCGTCTTTTGTCTGTGTCGTATCCGCATCACGCTTCATGGATAATTCGTTCTCTTCAGAAAAAGCAATATGTGTTGCGTCTTCTTTTGATTTTTCACTTAGCAAACGATATAAGTAAATGATCTGTGTTCCTTTTACCTTTTCTACATCGGTTGCAAATAATTGCAAATTGATCATTATTGTTTTCCTCCTGTTATTTCAAATTCCAGGTCAAGCACGCCATGCAATAGCGGTTGACTGGTGGTCGTGTCCGGTATCACTTGCTGATTGATGTTGCGGACCGACCAGTGATATGACTTCGTATCTCGGATATGTCTGGCAATATCCTTGATTTCCGCCATGATTTTGGACTGTGTACCTCTCTTTTTAGGGTCGTCATGCCATACATGCACTGTCTGATACACATGACCGCCGATAAATGACTTATTTCCATAATCGTCTACGGTCTGACTGTCGCCAAGATACACAAAAGGATACGGTGTCCCATCCGGCGGCAGGAAGGTATCATACACGCCGATTCCCGTATCCTTGTATTTAGTTTTAAGTGCTATCAGTAAAGCACTATATAGTTCCTGTTGCGCATCCATATCAGTCACCTACGACTTTCTTCATATCGGATATGAACTGCTCTTTCTGTTCATTGAAGGCCGGCTTGCAAAATGGCTCCGCTTCCATGAAACGAGTACCATGTTCAACGTAAGGCGCATACTCTTTAGTTGGGCCAACCGTTGCTTTCATTCCACCTTCAGATATGGTCGTGTTGATACTTCCGCCCAGTCCGCCTTTTGAATACCCTTTTTTGAAGGCAACACCTTTTTTTGCTATGCCTTTCATCTTGTCATTCATATCTGCGCCATTGGCTCTTACAACTTCTTTGATCTTGGTTAGATTCTTACAGTCATTAATTTTATAAATGAGCTCATTCAGCCCGGATATCTCTACTGCACCCATAACTATTGCACCTCCGATACGATAAATGATTGCTTCGTTCTAAGCCGCCTTGTGTAATCAACACGATATTTCTTCCCGTTGATGATCAACTGGTCAAACGCTATATCGACATGATTCTGCACATGAATTGTTAGGCTTCCTTGCTTGATGCCGCCATACACAAGGTTCATGGTCTGTGTATTGGTGTCCATCACAGACCCATATACCTTGGTATCGACATATGTATCATCGGCATAGTTACCTGTATCCGCATCATATGCACCAATCACAAGGCGTCTGAATAGGATTGGTGTGTCGTATCTCATAGGAACCGTATCCTTCCGATATCCTGTCCACTTTCCTGTGCATCACGCCATGCCTGGATATCATCGGCATAGGCCTCGAAGTCATTGTCCCGAAAGGTCAATGCTTCTCCTTCTACCGTGTGTCCGCTCAATCCTTCCGAGCCGATGCGGTTGAACCGTGCAATTGCTACTTCTGTGACGATATATTCAAGCGTGCTTGGAACTTCCGATGCTCCGAGCAGTGTTTTAAGGCGGCTCTCGGTCAAGGTTATGATGGTGTTTAATTTGTTGTCTTCATCATCGATACCGAGTAGCGCCTTGACATCATCGAGTACCGCCATGATCTACTAGGCTCCTGTAGATGCAGATGCTGCGTTGATTGTAATCTTGAATACTCCGTCTGCGTATTCAGGCCAGAATTGCACGCCGGACATCAACAAGGTCTCAATCGTTGCGTTGGATGTAATTGGAGAATGGGTCATACCAATCAATCCGGTCGTATCGAATGTCAATCCGAAGCTAGATGCCACATCACCACCGTTAGGGATGTAAGCTCCACGCAAGTTTTGCTTGGCCGTACCATAAGCAGTTCCTTGTGCCAATTGTGGCGATAAGATGGCAGTTCCTAAGCCTAGGAAGCCTTCGATGTATTGGAAGCCAAAAGCATTTTGTGTCGTGATTTGTGCGCTACCTAAATAAGTAGCTACATCCAATGGCGAAATGAAGAAGACTGGATCAAATGTCAAATCTTCAAAACGCACTTCCATTGCACCCCAACCATTTGCCAATGCAGCCTGCAATCCAGTACCTTTTGCAGTTCCGGTACCGGTTGCCAAAGATGCAAAGAAGTCCTTTTTGATGTCTTTTTGCAATTCGCTTACCATCTTGGAGTCTGTGTCGTTGATGGCTTTCTGTTTGCCAATCTTTTGGATGGCTTCGGCAGTAGCAACCTTGCGGAATTTTTTCAATGTGATCTCTTTTTGCCATGCCAATTTGCGAGTAATTTTGGTCAAGCCGATGGTTTCACCTTCACCAACTTGATCTGGAGTGTTTTCTTTGGTCATTTTGTATGACTTGATCAAGGTGCCGGTGGCCATTGGTTCCAATGTGCTGATGCCTAACACTTTTCGTAATTCATCGATGTTTTCTGCGATCTGTGACGTAAAGTCCACGGAGATGGCTGGTTCCAAGTCCGAAGTCGTAGTAATATTCGTTTCTGCTGCAAATAATTGCAAATCAATTAGTTTGTTCATGTTTCCTCCTGCTATTTGAATAGGTCCATGTGTTCTCTGATGAGTTTCTGTCGTTCGATTGGATCACTGACCTTCATGATGTCTTCTTTCGTGATCCCTCCGTTCGAACTTCCGCGCTTGTATGAGTTTCCTTTCAGCGCTTCTTTGACTGCCTTTTCGACGTCGGCTTTGTAAATGTCAATAAAGGACTCGACCGCTTCTTTCGTGGTGTCGGCATCCGGTGTGATGATGCTGGATAAGAGCTCGTCGCTTACGCTGATGTTGGCTTCTGCACACATCTTGCGTGCTTCTTTGGCCATATCTGCGCGTGCTTTTTCATTGAGCAATTCATCAAGCTGTTTTTGCAATTTGTCACGCTCATGTTCGGCCTTTTGCTGTGCGTTCATCTTGGCAAGCTTCTTGGCTTCTTCTTCCGCTTCCTTTGCCTGCTTGTCCCACTTGGCTTTCTTTTCCTGGATGATTCGATCCAGGTCCTCATCCGTGTACTTTGGCTGAGGCTTATTGCCTTCGTTCGGTTCGTTATTCTGCTGTCCGTTATCGTCATTCTTCGGTTCAATCTGTTGGTTTGACTGGCCGTTGTTGTCGTCCGCGAAAAGTTGCAAATCAAATAAATGTTTTTTCATATGTGTATTTCCTCCATGGTTTAGAGCCTCAATGCTCGGCTTCCATAGCTTTTTATGTCTTCCATGCCTGGACCCATGGCTTTTTGTGTCGTCAATGCTCGGACATAGAAAAAAGCACAACCTAATCGCTTAGATCGTGCTTTATGAACTTTGGTAACTTACGCTTTGGCGGGTCTTTCATATAAACCGTCTCCTTTTCCTTTTTGCCACAAAAAATGCAGGTGCGTACTCTTATTTCCGCCCTGCATTGTAAATTATTATCGTAATACGATTTCTTGACTGCTTCCGTATAAACATGTCTGCACATGCCGTGTGCCTCCTAGGTCAATTCGTTATGTACTGTTACGTATACTGGATATGCTTTGGATACTGCTTCACATCCAATCACAAAAGCAGTAATGACGCCAAGTCCTTCTCTTGCCACATCATGGATGCGTACATGCTCAAATCCGTCATTGCTTCGGATATGATCAAGTGTACCGTATCCATCATTTTCAAACGACATCATCAGTGTCTGATACAGTGTGGATATGGATGCGCATACGATATCTTTCCCCTTTTCCGCATATCCAGCGTGCCCTTCGATTTGAATATCAAACCATTCGTCATATCTTATCGTGATATGTATCATGTTCAATTCCTTTCTTGCACTAAAAAAGCCACCATTGGTGACTCTCATCAATTATGGTTGAATGATAACGCCAAGCACAGATGATAGGATTACAGGGAATGTACTAGATAAAAATTCTTTTGCTTTTTTCATCCCACTATTTTCATCTAAAAAACAAACACCTTTATATGTGATTCTATAAGGCCGATTGGTCTGTATATGAAGTTTAACGTCCTTCACTTTATTTCTCATTACTGAAAACCCATCGATATATCCATCCTCAACTAGAATTGCTATTATTTCAACCCAATATGATTGTGGTACATCCATTAATTTTGAATCCCACGAAAAGTCCTCCAATTTAGGTTCTATACCATTTTTCATACACTCATATAGATACTTGAGAATTTTATACATCAATACTTGCATATCATTGCTTGCCATACCAAAGCTCCTTTCGATATTGAATAATTATTCTACAATAATCCCTTTCTTTAGATTTTTTTTATATTCGCTCTCGATTTTGCTTTTATATTTTTTCCATTTTTCTGACGCATGCTTTTCGATAAAATCATCAAGATTTTGGTATTTATCATTGTTGAAATATTCTTCAGCTAATTTTATTTCTTCTTTTTTATACCATGCTGGTTTATACATCTGAAAGCTCCCCTTGAGTTAATTCAAATATTGATTTGGTCAAAATGTTTGAATTTCCTCCAAATTCCGACTCCATTGAATAGGCATAAATTTCAATCAAATTATCTAAATCTTCGAATTGATTAGTAATGTCAAATAATATTCGTTCTAATTTCTTGCTGTTTTTTCTAAGACCACATTGCTTTCGTGATTGTTCAACAATTCTTTCTGAAAAATCATTAGTACCAATAGTTGACATAACAAAGTCTAATGCGTGCGCAGATTCATGAACACCAGTACCGTAGCTCTGCAACCCTTGAGGTCCTATTGTCATAATTTTATTTTCAGACATTCGCCCATAAACTTTAGAATGCGAATTATATTTGATGGTCTTTATTCCATCTTTAGCCTTGGAAAATTCGTTTATAAAATCATCGACACCAGCTAATGTGGCTTTAACAGCAAACAAATCTTTATTGTCAAAGCCATCAATAGTGATATTATGGGCTGTTGAAAAATACTTTTTGATTTGATCGATATCTTCCATACTTATTATATCACTCTTAGTGATTGACATTAAATCCTCTTTATTGTTTATTCTTTTTGATTTGTTAAGGCTCAATCTTTTGTTTAAACCATTCCTTTGTTTCTGCCACTCCTCAAATGTCATATCACCTGAATCAGGATCATCCAAATATTCATCGAATAATTTACGATCAATATATGGAACCGTGGAGCAATGACAAATCGGATGCATTGGTGGCGCATTAACGCCCGGAGTCATATCTTTCGTGTCGTAAATATTACCGTCAAGCTTTCTGCATTCATCGCAAGCTTTTGTATTCATGATGACATATTTGTATTGGCCGAATCCATTTTCTTCATATGACCGTTTGGCAACATCGGTTTGTATGCGTCTTTCTTCTGTTCGCAGCAAACGATCAGCTGCATAATAGCTAACATCAAATCTTTTACGCATATCAGAAATAAGGCTATTTGTGCTTTTCCCTTGAATGATGGCCTTAGTCATGTATCCCTCTAATTCCGACCTTAACATGTCTTGATTGGCCCAAATACGTTCAGAAAATGTCGCATTATAAAACGATGCATTTACGATTGATTTGATCATATCTCCGTTATTTTTGATAGTTTTGCCCAGGATACCGGCCTGTCTTTCCATTTCATCAATGGTTTTGTCCTTCAAACAGTCTTCAACGTATTTTTCATACTCATCATTTCCGGCGGCAAGCTCAAGCGCCACTTCAGACTTTAATAATTCAAGACGATTTGCTTTCATCGTCAGGTTATATATCTTCATTTCATCATTTGCCTGTTGTGAGAAGTCTTTTTCTTTTACATACTTTTTCGCCTTTTCTTCATACGCTTTGATGTCTAGCTTGTCAGCTCGTTTCTTGGCTTCAGACATTGATATTCCTTCTTTTGATGCGTATTTGCTGTACCATGCATTAATTTGTTCCGTTACGTTATGGAACATATACTCGAATATGCGTTTAACCACATCTGATTTTTCTGAATCATCTGACTGTGATTTCTCTCTAGCCTTTGCTTCACGTCTTACCCAGTAATTTTCCGCATCATCTCTTGTCTTTGTTTTCGCCATTTTGTTCACCGTTTATAGAAGAAAAAAGACGATCATCAATGCTGTATGCTTTTTCCACCTGTTCTTCCTCGATTCGCTCGATCTCTTTTTGCGGATCGTCAACAATTGACAAGACTGATAATTGCGTTGGCTGTGACACGATACCGGACAGGTTCTGTGCAATCTGTGTCTCTTCCAAAATGTTTTGTGGCAAATTGCGTGTATAGTGGTAAGTCAATCCGATCCAGTCTTTCTCGTTCATCGAGTTGACCGGGTTGGAGAAGATGATGCGGTATCTTCGGTTAAGACCGGATGTGAACTTCCGTTCCTTGGTCTTGGCAAGGTTAGACATGGACTGCAGTTTGTACGCCATAGCGATTCCGGAACTGTTACCGAAGTTCTCGTCATTGATATTGGCAATCATGGACACCTGGTAGATCAGACGTTCCATCCGGTTCAAAGCGTTTTCCTGCGTTCCGTCCGCATTCGGCTTTTCCAGGAAGCCGACATCGACCGGGTTTTCACTCATATCGCCCTCGAAGCTGATGACACGTTTGTCACGCATGTTGGCAAGCATGGAGTCATTAAGCTTAGGCCCTAATATCTTCAGGTAGGCATCCGCGAATGCATCCACATCGTTGAGCTTCTCGGACAGAGCCTTGTTATATCCAACGATAAGCGAGTACACCGACTCGAATACCGCGATACGTGACTCATTCTCTAAATATTCCGTTGCCGGAATGTCCGCAAAGTTGTGCGGTCTGAACTCGTCTTCGATGTAATGCAGTCCGCCTTTGTCCGTGAACGGCCATATCTCTGACGGTGTAAGCACCTCGCCATGCATGACTTTTTTCGAGTCAAGATAGTACGTCACGAAGTACAGCGGATGCTGTTCATACGTATTGTCATATACCATGAAACCTTCCGTTGGATCAAGATATACGATGGATACATCTCCGCTCTCATCATTGGCGTAGAGCTCATAGCCTTTGCCATAGATGGAGCAGATACGTGATAATTCTGCATTGTTATCCTCGATATCGTTGTAACTATCAAGCATGTCCAGATAGTCCGTTACTTTTTTGTCATCAGACTGGACCTTGATCGGGATACCGATGAAGTAGCCGTTGAAAGTATCCACCAGGTATTTTGCAAAGTTGACAGTCACGCGGTTATCCGGTTTCCACTTTTCTTTTTCGGTCCACCCTAAATTAGGGTAGATATTCATGTATGCATCTTTCAGCTTCGTATACCGGTCCGTGATCAATCCCTTATGCTTGGCAATCAGCTCGCCGAGCTTGGTCACGTCCATGGCTTCATCTGTGTTGATGCATATCAGCTCATCCGGTTTGATGTCTGATCTAACATTCTGTGCCATTACAAGCCACCTCCAAGTCTGTTGTATTTCAACGTGTTTCTGTGCAGTGGTTCGACTGCATATCGCATGGCATCCATCAAGTGGTTGAAGTCGTCAATCGGTCGATTCAACGTCTTTCCGAATCGATCTTTATCCCATGCATAGTTGTTTATTTCTGTGATGAAGTTCACACATCTAGGATGTATGATTATCTTCAAATCCTGTATAAATTGGATACCGTTGTTGATAGAATCCTTGCCTTTTTTAGCGCCTCGGACACGCAATCCAAAATGTTTTAATTCATCTATTGATTTCGGCTCTGCACTATCGGCTATGATCTTTTCTTTTGAGTATCCCATCGTTTCAATCGTTTGATATATCTCTCGATTCGATAATCCTCGTTTATAGAACTCATCCCATACATACAGCTTCATGCTTTTTTTATCGTAAAATCCCATGAAAAAAGCGGTAGGATCATTGGTATATCCAAAGTCCAAACCGCATACTGTTTGACAGTTCCGTATATCTTTTAACATAAATTCTTTTTCTTCAAAATTTTCATACACAAGCCCATCAACAACGCCCCAGTTGCCAAGTCCGGCCACCTGATAACGCCGCGGATTATTCTTTTTCATTCGCTCAAACAATTCAAGGTCTGACTTATCCAACCACTCATTGCATTTGTAATTTGTGGTCAACGCCAATATATCCGGATCATCATGCGCATCAAAGAAACGATGTTTCAACCAATGATGATCATTCCATGGATTGAACGTGATCGTCCATTGCTTCCATAAATTTGATGGCATTTCACCACGGATGGATTCATCGATCACGTCGAAGTCCGATTCATCCATGACTTCATAGGCTTCCTCTAACCACGCCCAACAAAGATAGCCATATTCAACCGTAATGGACGTGACCTTGAGTGGATCATCAAGTCCGCGGAACAGAATCTTTTGTCCGGTTGGCAGGTATGTCGCTTCCAGTGGGCTTAACTTAAAATCCCATTTGTCCGCCACTTCCAAACGCTGTGCCGCCCATTTCAAATCAGTCCAGCATGAATCCTTCAAGGTTCGGTATGTCTTTCTGACGACAAGCAGATTGGACTTGTCATATTTCATAAGGTTATAGATATATCGCAAAGCGGTTGTCTTTGATTTCTTGGAAGCACGTGAACCCTTGCAAACCAAATAACGTCCTCGATATTTCCAGAAGCTAGCATACCCTTTACCGACTATATCGGGCAGATATATCTTTTTTCGTTTAATCATCTAGATCATCTTCACCTTCAAAGACTGGTACAGTAACATCAAAATCCACTTTATCAGTAAAAATTCCATGTACTTTCCCAATTAATTCAGCGGCCTTTGTAGCTTCTTTTTCATCTGGCGTCTTTTCAATTAGCCGAGCCTTAGAACGCCCTTCTCCAGTGCCTTCGACAACAACGACCTGAGCCTTGGATTCCTTTCGCATGACCGATGTCAGATACTGAAGTACTTCCTTCTCATCCGCAATCTTTGCATCATCAATCTTTTTCAGTTCATCTTCAATGGCTTCGCGAAGATAGGGTTTATATGGAAGATGTCGTTTTTTGGTGGAGTTTATTGGAGTTTCTTCTAGCCAATTATAGGCCTGCTCAGCGGTTCGTTTCGCATATCCAGCCTTCAGTGCAGCCTGATAAGCGTTGCCTTTATTGATTATGTATTCTTTTACAAAAAGACGTTCCCGAACGTCCATCAAGCCACCACCTTTCTACGCAAAAAGGAGTCACCAATCTAGATAACTCCTTGTTTTACATTTCTGATGATACTAATATATCACGTAATTTGGTACACAATGGGTACTCTTTTTATAATGTCAACTTCCATGATCATACAAGCTATAATCAAAATCAAAACCAAGAAGATGCATTGCTGCATAACATGAATTTGATTTATAGCAAATCATCCTGTATTTCCCATGACCAAATCTGAAAACATATAATTTTGTATCTTTTGATATATTTTTACTTGATGGCAAGTTATTTGTAATGCTACTTTTAAAATTGTTATATTCAATTGTTTCGAAACCACCTTGTTTTTTTCCTAAATTACCAAGTTCTTCCCAACTAAATTCAGATAAATATTGCATGCATTTAATGAACTCATCATATGCTTTCGCTCTATCATTGGACTTTTTAAAATGATTGAAATTATATTTCTTATCAGATGTAATATATTGAAATCCAATGAATATTGCCGATTTTGGTACTCCACAATTAAATTCATAATTATTTGATATGGTTATAACATTATCTTTACGAGTATTATATATCAAGTTCTTATTTGACATAATGCTCTTTAAAATAACTTTTAATTAGCTCCAAACTAATAATTTCATTCCTATCTGTATTCAGCCAGGGCGCTTCCTGGTGCGTTTTATTACGCAAAGCCCATGCAGAATATGAACCAAACACTTCATACACTTGTTTCAGTATATTTTGTGTTTGGTCATCGATATGTTCACTGAAAGTATCCTCATATTTAATACCATTTGCTCCATTACCTTTGTACTTTTGATAAATTTCATTAACAACTGGACCGTGTTCCCATGCTAAAAGATTTTCTTTAAACAATGGAGTATCTGTTAAAGCAAGATAGCAGCCTTGAGCATAGTAAAGCAGTTTTTGCAATTTAAGATTGGTAATATATTCAGCATCTGCTTCATTCATTTGCTTCCTATTGTAGTTTAAGAACCACTCTGCAATTTGAAGAGCACTGTATTTAGCTTCTCCTGACATAATAATCATTCTTCCTCTTTTTTACTATCATACATTAATCAAAATACGATATCATCATTTATTTTAATAATTTTCCTATTTCCGTTCTTATATGTTTCCACAGCCCTTTGCGACTGTATCCGTACTTCTCAGCCACATCCCACTGGTTCATCCTAAAGATGTACAAGTCAAACAAGATATTCTGGTCACGTATATCTAGAAGCTCTATCAATCGGCACTCATTGATGCGTCTTCGATAATAATTGATCTCCGATTCCATCTGTGTAGCAACCTCCATCAGTGCGACCGGGCTCTGATACTGGTGCTGATACGACGGCATCGGAAGCATAGACCTTGACTGCTCATCCGTTAGACTAGGGCCATTGTGAGAAAGGCCAAGCTTTCGATTGTTGATGACTTCGATTTCCTCGTTGAGCTCAATGATTCTGTGGCAACAATAGTCCAATGATTTCATATCATTGAGCACCTGAGAGACTTTCGCGTTCACGCGAAGCCCTCCACCAAAGAAACCAGCCGCGAATCTTGCCATCTTTTATAGCGTTTTTCAAGCTCCGCAAACTCTTCTTCGGTCGTACCGAAAACTTCAAAGTATCCATAATCACAGCATATCAGCAATTCAAAGTATTCGCCTTTGAACAGTGTGAACATTTCATCATTAACGATATTCGGATCGTCGAACAGTCCACAATCGGCACGCCAGAAGTTTTCTTCCATGAGCTCATTTACTTTTTCAAATTCCTGTTGCCTGGTCATACTATTCTCCTTTCATACTTCTAAGAGCAGATACTGCATCAAATGCGGCCGATGCGTTATATATCTTTTCACACGACCTCATGGTCATGTGATGATCGATAACATAATCAAGTACGTTTTCTTTTTCGTACTTTTTTATCTGGTCAAGCTTCATCAGGTCACGCTTTGACAGACCGTACTGGATACACAGTCCGCCCAGTTCCATCTGGAGCTTGCGATTATCCTCCTGTGCTTTAAAAGCCGCCAAACTACTGCTGCCTACTGACCCGAGACAGCCTTTTAATCTCAGCTCTTTATAGATCTCTTCGAACGATCCAATGGTGTCTAGATCCTTGACGGCTTTAATCACCTTGTCCTGGATTGATTGGCTTACCGGTTTGCGCGCCTTGATCTTTGACAAGGTGGCCTCGGAGATGCCCGCATAATTGGCGATCTGGTATGATCGCAAGCCAGGATACTTCTCGGTAAACTTGTACAGCATATCCGCTGTCTCACTGCTATCAGCGACGATAACAGTGCCTTTTTTCATGGCCATATTAATCCTCCTTTTTTGGTGCTTTGTATTTCCTCATCCATCGCCTGTAGCATGTGTATGAGCATAAATAGATGATTCTTCCATGATCATGCGTCTTATACAGCCAGTCCCGTTTAATACTCGATATTATCTTGCTATTTCCGCAATATGCACAGTCAATGTGGTCGAATTTTTGAATCTGCATCTTCAACCTTCTCAATCGTATTGGGGTCAACCCTTACGGTCGATGTACCGTAAGGCCATTTTTCTATGATGAAGCAACTAAGCCCATCATAGGCAAGCTCGCCTTTGACTTCCTTTCCTGTTGAAATTGATTTTGCTTTGTACTCCATTCCATCTCTCCTTTAGAACGGCAGATCATCGCCTTCGATTCCGATCGTGTCAACATCGCTCGTATCTGTCCTGTAGTATCCATCCGATGTGTTCGGTGATGCTTTAGGCGGTGTTGGATGTGATTGTGCACGCGATTCAAGGAACGTAAAGCTTTCAACAAGCACTTCCGTGATGTATACACGCTGCCCTTGCTGATTTTCATAATTACGTGTTTGCAGACGTCCATCCACACCGATCAATGATCCGCGATGCAAGTATTGTGCCATGGCTTCCGCCTGGCGGTTCCATGCAACACAGTTGATGAAATCGGCTTCCGGTTGACCTTCTCGACGAAAATTACGATCAACAGCCAACGTAAACGATACAACCGAAGTTCCGCTTTGCGTTCTTCGCAATTCCAGATCTCTTGTCAAGCGACCGGTCAATACGATTCGATTGATCATAATACTTTATCCTCGTTCGATTCCATGTCTCTCTTAATTGCTTTTTCTTGAGCCAAAAACAGCAAAGCTATTACTTTTTCTGTACCTAGATCTTTTTCCAAAAGCTCACAAAACCTTGAAAGAAGATTTATAAAAAAATTTAATTCACTTTTTGTTTTTTCTAGTTCAGTCATTGTTTTTCCTCCGCATTTTCATTTTCCTTAATCTGTTCTTCCTGTTCGGGTTCATATTTGATATCCAATTTTTTCATGGGCTTTGATCCAAGGCCATAATCACAAACCGCATTCATCTTGCATTCCGAACAATCGCTATCGTTGATTGTTGCTTCGCAAACGTTTTTTAGCACAGAAAGCAGTACATATTCATTTAAATTATCTGTTTTGATCATTGTTTTCTCCTTTGTCTTCTATCAGTCTTTTTATAATCTTGATTGCTTTTTCTGCAATCCTTGCCGTTGCCATCGAACCAAAATTAATTTCCATTAGGTCTAATAGCAATTCGCTAAATTGTTTCGACATCGCAAAGCTTTGTTGCGATTCTTTTAGAGCATTCGTGATTACTTTGTGAGTGTACAGTTGGTATTTCATTTGCTCTTCAACTATCTTTTTCATCGTCACATTCCGTCTCTTTCCGTCTCATATGCGTCACAATCTTCATATCTGTCGCCATCTTCAGGCTCATAATTCGGGCTTCTCCAGTCCAGTGAATCCATTGATTCACGCTGTTCTTCTATGCGGTCAAGCTCCGCATCTGTGATTATTCCGTACATTTTGTTTCGCCTCCGCTTCTTTAATTGCATCATCTACACTGGACTCGCCAAATGTTTCTAATTGCAATTCTTGTATTTCTTTTAGCAATTCCAATCTCTCTGGGTCGGATGGATCTGGTTCAAATTTCATCCGCCTTGCAAGCTCTTCCGGTATATGGTTCCAGTCCTCAAACGTTGCCCATTCGACGTCTTTGTCGTTATAGACAATCTCGCCTTTCTGTGGAAAGTGAGAATACCATTTTTGAGCAAATGAGTTTTTCAAAGTCCGGTCAACGTCCGGCATTAGCTCTCGTATTTGTTTCGGATACGGTATCCGGTTTTTGCTCTTGATGTACTGATCAACCAATTTAGCAACTTCATCAACCGGGACATCTAGGAATTCATTTGTCCAGTCGTCAACCAGTCCTTGCTTTTCAGAGTTTGAAAAATTCATCCAGTATTTCGGTTTGTATGCTTTGAAACTGTTTAAAAGTTTGATTGTTTCTTGTCTTGTCATTTTGAAGTATCCTTTCCTCTGTTATTTAAATACTTAGACTAGACTGACTATATACTCCTTACTCCTTATTCCTTACTCCTTATTCCTTATTCCTATAAGGAAAGGGCTAGCTTGCATTTTGCTTACACATTTTCGTTACATTTTTTATCAAGCAAACTTGAAGCAAACTCGAAGCAAACTCGAAGCTAGCTTGCATTTTGCTTACCACCTTTTCGACCACTTTTTATTTTTTTTAGGCTCGTATCCAAGTTTGGTTTTACAAGCAGCCACATCGGTTTTACCTTGCTGCTTAGTTTATCCGGTTCTTTCCCGTCGAAGGCATAAGAGCACATGGCCTTGATTAGCTGCCCGGCTGAGCGATCATCCAAAGATTGCAATGCTTCACCATACGAAGCAAAAAATGATATCTTTTTTATTTCGTCCATGGCTCACACCTCCTCTATCATCACTATCGTTCTAGGCACATCGGAATAGTATTTGCATACCGATGTTTCGACTATTTGCTTATCATCGTCGTAAGCGATATGGTTCAGTGCATCCAGTATCGCTTTCTCGATGTTGTCGCAGTCGGGCTTTTTTGTAGGTCTGACCTGTTTATCAATCATCAGCTTTTTGCGCTTTTTTGATGCGCTTTTGGGGATACTGAAGTACGCATCGATATGTACACGACACGGTCCTTCATAAGGCTGATGGCCTGGCACGTGCTGTGTGAATGCAACACGCACCAGGTTCTCAAATTCGACCGTCTTCTTGTCGGTATAGGCATGTCCATACCGTGTGAATCGCGGCCTTCCTTTGGCTCCAGGCTCGCCCGGTATGGTGAACAAGACAGCCATTATTTCACTTCTCCAGTAACTGGATCCGTGTTTTCATCCACTTCGTCATATTCGACATCAAAGAAGTCGTTTTTGGCATCAGCCATATCATTATCGGCCTTTGGATTGAACTGCTTGATGGTCTCATCCTGCATGACGGCTCTTGCAAGGTCAGTCTTCTTTGGCGCATATTTCAGTGCTCTCTTTAGCACTGTTTTCTTCGCCATCTCATCAAACTCTGTCTTCCATGGACCGTTAGAATACGTCTTTGAGTATTTCTTCATGTGCTTTTCGACATCTTCACGGCTCATGACCTCGAAGCCGAAGTTTTCGCCATTATGCCATACGGCATAGTATGCAATAGCTTCTCCGCGATCTTTCATGGCCGGTACATGCTTGATGTCCGGGTGCAAACCTAACGAGTAATCAAATTCGTCATTGGCATAAACAACATGTGCGTCCACGTTGGTTCCTGCTCTCTGCGCAAGTTCTACCATGCCTAGATATCCGATCTGGAACTGGCATTGATTTCCGTAAGGAATCAGATAGGCCTGTCCTAATGGGGTGTTAGGCTCCAATCCTAACTGCGCCGCATTGAGAAGCGCACCAATGAACGACTGTGGTGTACAGCTTGCCAGTTTCGGTGTGTTCGTCACGGCCGTTGTAGCAATCCTTACGAATCGTTCCGGGGTCATCACAGATGGCAGGGCCTTGGCGATCTCGCCTTGATACATCGTGATGTAATCCTTCATCGTTCGATTGGTTTTCTTGGCCACGCTGTTGTTGGCCTTTTTTGTGATCATTCCCTGTTGGTTTGTAGTAGTCATTCTTCTTCCTCCTTCATCTCTTTGATAAGGAATCGTCTTGTCGTTGATTTCTTAAGATACCGGTTATACATATCCGGATTTTCTTTTTTGAATCGGCTCGTGTCGAATCTTTTCGATACCGATTCCTTCCAGGTGATGTTGGCATGATTGGAATACGCATATACGGCATCTCCCATCACGTCTTTTATTTGATTTTCATACTCCTTTTGTATCGTCTGAAGCTCTTTCTGCTTGGACTTTAGCTCGAGGAGCATTGATGTAAGATCATCACTTATGATCACACTTCCGGCATCATCAGATGGATGAAATACCTGGTTGAGTGCTTCACTGGTCGAATCGGTCCCGTCTACTGGTGGCTCCTGATCCGTCTTGACATAGTTCCAGAATCTATGCTCTTCACGGATCAATGCTTCTATTTCTTCTTCGTTACGCTCGACCTCAAAGAAATAGAATGCTTTTCCAAGGACAAGTACGGCAATATACCACTTGTCCATGCCTGTTACGGCCATATAGTGCATGCACTGCGCGTAATATGACGCTGGTATATCGCCTTTGTCGTATCGTGTTCGTGTCAATGCATTGGCCGTCTTGCACTCAAGACCGGCATTCTCACCAACGACCAATCGATCCACGTTGGCAAGCATGTATGGATGCTCTTTTGACTGGTAAGAGAATCCGCTCTTATGGACCTTCTTTCCAGTCGCTTCCATCCATCGGCGTGCCACATAGTCCTCCAGGTCGCGTCCCTGTCGCATGGCTTCGCTGTCCGGCTGTGAGCCGATACGGCCTGTCTTCTCGCACCATAAGTAATATGGCGACTTGTATGGATTGAAGCCCAGGATAGCGCCGGCATCACTGCCGCCTATCCCTTTCATTCGATTTTCCAGCCACTCTTCACGGGTTTCCGGTAATTTTATTTTGTTGTATGGTTTCATTTTGTTGTTTCCTTTTTAGTCGTGTGCCACCAATCTACACATGATCAAAAACTACTTACGTATATCTTTTTTTGCTATGAAAAGGGGTTTTATAGCATTGTTCAAGAATTTAAATTTCGGGAGGATTTTTCACCTACTCTTTCTATTTATTAATTTGTGATATACTCAAATAGCAAACATTTAATAAACATATAAAGGTTTTCACCTCATCTTTATTTTTATGAATCAATATGAATAATCATGTGTAGGTCGGTAGCACCGACCTTTTTTTATGCTTTTCTTGCCCATCCACAGAGAGCACAGGCAAAACTATAAATGAAACAAAAAAATTTCAATCGGGTTTTTTTGCCTATGCCGACCAACGGTTAAAAAGTCCGGCAAGCGATGTATTTACTAGAGGAAAGGAGCTTTGCCTGTGCTTTCTATGGACGGACGTGCTATAATTATGTTGTTAATTTTAGTCAGTGGCTGATCTAAGCATCAGCTGCTTTTTTTGTGTCGTGGGTCAGTTCTTTTTTTAGCCGTGCCACAAACGGCTTCAGATGGAACACCTTGATAAGGTCGTCAGTCAGATAGCCCCACCCATCTACGAAATAGATGCGGTCCTTTGACTTTCTGATTTCTCGATTGACGACCGAAGGCGATCGATTTAGAACTCTTGCGAATTCCGCACCAGTCAGATACGGCTGTTCAAGCAGTTCCAGCCTTTCCTTTGCCGTACACATAGGCCATCACCTCCTTTTCTACCCACCAAGGAACCCAACGACCAACATGCCGATGATCGTGGCGATGATCATGATGACTGCGTCGTGTTTGTCTTTGGAATCTTGTAGTTTTTTTTGTCGGATGGCATCACGTGCTATACGTGCATCCACCTCTTTTTGAATTTGGATGTCATTAATATGACGCATCATTCGATAATCCATAATAAATTCCTTTCTGTTACAATCTCCTCTTCATTACCAACATCCACTTGATATAATGCTTATATAAGTGGGGTGACTTTTATGCATGATTTCTTATCCAGCAATGAAATGAGTAACATCATTTCCGTACTTGCCTTACTGGTTGCTTTATACAGCGTTTGGTATACAAGACGTTTCAATCGTCCACGTATCGTTATTGAAGATGCTGATTCCGACGGGGCTTTTGATCATCCATTGATTGAATTCAAAATACTGAATATTTCAAACACACCGATTGTAATAAGATCAATCATCTTTTCTATTGATGGAAGAACTATATTTCCGATCAATGATTATGAAGGACCGGAAGAATCCGTTTATGATCCTGTTTTAGATGCTGAGCCATTGATGCTTGAAGGTGAAACGACAATGCTTCCAAATTCGGAAGATGAGTATCGATACTACTTCAAGGACATAGGTAATGAAGTAACCATCACTGTTGAAACCAACCGTATGCTTTCAATCTTTTCTAAAAGCAAATCATTTGTTCTCCGCACGGATGAGTGATACCAGTATCACGATCTGACATATCAACGTGCAGATATTGCATATAATCGATAAATTTGTTGCGTTCATAATTTCTCCTGTTTCCATAGTTTTTAACAATTTAAATCGTTACTGTTAGTAACTTCATGGCTAAAAAAAATAGGACTATCAATAGGAATGTCTAAAATTTCACTAAGCCGATAAAGTTCAGAAGTCAAAAATTCATTTTTATTTTTGATTTTACGGTTTAACGTTACAACATTGATACCTAATTTATCGGCTATATCCTGTTGAGTGAATCCTTTTTTCTTAATCTGAACCATAAGTTCATAGCTGTCTACCATCGTTTCACCTCATTTCTGTTTACTTACAGTAACATTATAATCACATGTTTATTCTTATGCAACAAATATTTTAATTTTTTAGTAAAAATGTTATTATTTAGGCAGAAATGAAGGTGAAAATATGAGTAAAGCCATACTATATGAACGAATTAAATTAAGAAGAAAACAATTAGGGCTTACACAAGATGATCTAGCTTCCATGATTGGATATTCAAACAGGTCTGCTATCGCAAGAATAGAAAACGGCTCTATTGATTTGCCACAATCAAAAATAATTGCTTTTGCTGATGCTTTAAAAACTACTCCAGGATGGCTAATGGGAGCGGATAAATCAAACATTAAAATGGTGCAAATACCGTTATTTGAAAATATTTCATGTGGCACTGGAATGTTCATTGATGATATTCCTGAAGATTACATTACGATACCGGATAGATACTTAACGAAAAGCCACACTTATTTTGCTAATATGGCAAAAGGCGATTCGATGCTTGGTAAAGGTATCAAAGAAGGTGACGTATTGGTTTTTGAACAGACCAATGCTTTAGATAATGGGCAAATTGGTTCTTTTTGTTTAAATGATAAAAACTACTGTAAGATTTTCAGAAGATTAAATAATGGAATAATTTTGCTCGAATCAGCTAACGAAAAATATGATCCGATAATAATAGATATAGCTAATGACGATGCTTGCTTTCGGATCATTGGAAGATATAAATTTAAATTCAGTATTGAACAATAAAAAAAGCGCCCTCACTGGCATTAGGGCATTTCAAAGCGATGTGGAATGAAAGATTGGGGATGAAGGAATGACAGAAAAGGAATTAAAAGAAAAGTGCAAATCTCTGCAAAAAAGTTCTGATACTTTACAAGCAATAATCAAGAATTGTAGAAACAAAAAATTCTACCATTTGGATTCGTGGGAAGCCTTCCAAGCTAAGACATTTTACATTGAGAATAAAAATAGCAATGCTCGTAATAAGTATCTGTCATACAAAAGAGGAACCGTGGTTTTTGTCAACTTCGGCACTTCTATAGGCAATGAGCTATCCGGCCATCATTTTGGTATCGTACTGAATAAAAAAGATTCGCCATATAATGGCAATCTGACCGTACTGCCTTTGACATCCAAGTATAAGAAGTATCATATTTCCTTGGAAACTGAGATCATATTGAATATTTTTGATAGCCTTTTGGAGCAGGAAAGAAAAATACAAGAAGTATATGATCTTTTAAATAAAGAACTCTTTAAACAGCAAGGCAACATTGTCCCTGACGTGGGAGAAGTAAGATCAATCGAAGATCATAGGATAGTTTGGTTTTTGAAAAAATTTGCTCCAGATAAAAAAGCAAATGAAGATGGCATGGCTGAATACACGTCTACGGAACTTAATGAACTACTGCATATTGTTAATTCAAAGATTCGCAAAGTAAATAGTTACTACAAAGAAAAGAATAAAGGATCTTTTGGTATGATCAATAGCATAACAACCGTTAGCAAGTACCGAATAAATAAGCCTTTAAACGAACTTGATCCTATAGGTCATATAAGAGTCTCTGACGAAATAATGAATCGAATCGATCGAGAAATAATAAAATCGTACACATCAATTGATTTGACACAAGAAAACGGCTGATATAAGATATGAATGAATCTTGGCTACATACGCAACGTATGGGAGTCACTGATATTTTATCTTGACGACGGATATCCGGGCGTCACTGATGGTCTATCTTGTGCAAACGAGATAGACCTATTTTTTATTTCGAATTAATAGATTGATTTATCAACAAATAAAAAAAAGCTCTCACTGGCGGTGAACAAACTTCAATAAACAAACCGTCATAGAGAGCTTGTGCATAAAAAGAAAATAACTAGTCAACCATTTTTCTTTTTATGTGCTCATTTTAACATTTTTAAAAATTGAAAGAAAGGATGAGTACCAATGTCAATTGCAACACGGATGCATAACGGCAAAAAACAGTGGTCATACAGATGTTACTATACCGATCATATCGGAAAGCGAAAACAGAAGAACTCCAAGTGGTTCGATACGAAAAAGGAAGCTACAAAAGCAGAGGCACAGTTCATCGAGGATGCCAAATCTTCGAGCGGTACAAAATTAAAAAACGTGATAAAGGACTACATAGAACTACATAAATCAAACAATAAGCCTGAGACCATCGAGGACAAGGAATACATACTGTATACGTATCTGGAACCGTTGCTCGATGTGAAGGTCGACCGGATCAAGCCGGCCATGATCAAGCAGATACTGGAGTCGGATGATATCAAGAGGCTTTCCACGGCACGCAAAAATAAGATATACATCTACTTTAAAGGTGTATTTGAGCACGCATGCAATTTCTATGATCTATCACGCAATCCAATGCGCTCTATTCCATCATTTAAAATGACGGAGAAAGAACGTATGCATGAGATGACCATTTATACACCGGAACAGTTTCAAGCGTTCTGCGATGCGATTCCGGAGGCCAAGCGTGAATATATGATATTCTTTCATTTGCTTTTTTGGACCGGTCTAAGAAAAAATGAGGCCATGAGCCTCACATTTAACGACTATGATGGCAAGCGTGTCAATATTTGGAGACAGTTGAAGCGAAGCTCACGCAGTGAATTTACGGTCCTCAAAAGTCCAACGTCCAAACGTACTGTAGCACTGGATAAAGCCACGATAGAGCTATTGAATGAACAGATAGATAAATATAAGGGCATGCCCGGATACAGTGCAGATTGGTTCCTTTTCGGTGGATATAAGCCATTATCATTGACCAGTATCGACCGCGTAAAAAAAGAAGCCATCGAAAAGAGCGGACTTCCTTATATCCGTATCCACGACTTCCGGCACTCTCATGCTTCCTATTTGATTGAAAAGGGTGTCAACATGTACAAGATATCCAAGCGGCTTGGACACAGCTCGATAACCATCACTATGGACAGATATGGGCACCTTTTGGATCGCCAGGAAGATGAGATACTGGACGCTATAGAAAACGGATAACCGAAACATAAATGAGATATAAATAAGATATAAAAAATAAAAAGCCCTTTAAATAAGGGCTTTTATGGCATATGGTGCCGAAGAGAAGATTTGAACTTCCGACCTACGCGTTACGAATGCGTTGCACTACCGCTGTGCTACTCCGGCATCTGTCCATAATAATACATGAAACCGGATTGTATTTCAAGATGAAA